TGACCCACGATTCAAAGCCTTCGGCGCCTGCATCCATGAGTACGGATCAGACAAGCCAACACAGTGGTACAGAGGCGACGAGCTCCCGCGCATCCTTGCTTGCTACGATCCTGCTACTACTGCTGTTCTGGCTCACAACGCTCAGTTCGATGTATCTATTTTGGAATGGGTATATGACTGGCATCCATGCTTTATTTTTGATTCTCTCTCCATGGCTCGTGCTCTACGGGGTGTTGAAGTTGGCAACTCACTGATGAAGCTGGCGCAGGACTTCGGTCTGCCGCCCAAGGGCAACGCTGTCTACAACACAAACGGCTACACGGAACTAACGCCGGCCATGGAGAAAGAGCTGGCCGATTACTGTGCGCATGATGTCTGGCTATGTGAACAGATCTTTACCCGCTTGGCTGTTGGCTATCCTTCGAAGGAGCTGCGCCTTGTTGACATGACCTTGAAGATGTACACCCGTGCGTGCCTACAGCTCGACCCCAACATGCTGACCGACGCCATACTAGATGAAAAGGAAAAACGTGAAAGCCTATTACAGAAGCTCGACGTGGTGGAAACTGCACTCGCGTCGAACCAACAGTTTGCTGCACTACTTGAGAAACTCAATGTGGTTCCGCCAACCAAGGTCAGTAAGACAACAGGCAAAGAAACACTTGCCCTTGCAAAGAACGACGCCCTATTTCAAGCGCTACTCAACGGTGAACGTGAAGACGTTGCCCTTCTTTGTGAAGCGCGTCTTCGGGTTAAATCGACCACTGAGAGAACCAGAGCACAGCGATTCCTCGAGATCAGCCAAAGGGGTGCGCTCCCTGTTCCGCTTTCTTACTACGGCGCGCAAACGGGTCGGTGGACAGCAAGCAAGGGCTCGGCCATCAACATGCAGAACCTCAAGCGAGGCTCGTTCCTACGCAAAGCGATTATGGCTCCCGAGGGGCATCAACTCGTCGTCGGGGATCTCTCGCAGATTGAACCGCGAGTACTTGCATGGCTTTCAGATTACACAGACATGCTTGACATCTTCAAGGCTGGAGGCGACCCTTACGCCGCGTTCGGTGCGCAGATGTTTAACATACCCGGACTTAGTAAGGAAAGCCACCCTGACCTACGGCAGTCTGCGAAGAGCGCATTGCTCGGTTGCGGTTATGGGTTGGGGTGGGCAGCGTTCGCGTCACAACTTCTCACGGGATTTCTGGGGGCGCCACCGCAACGGTACGATTTGGGCTTTGCAAAGAAACTTGGTGTTACCCAAGCCATGGCGCAGAAGTTCCTCGACTGGGACGTGAACGTTGAGAAGCTCCAAGAGATACCGCACACCTGCACAACCAAGGAGCTAGTCATCCACTGCCTAGCATCCAAGGCCATCATCGACAAGTACAGGGCTACGGCTACGCCTGTGGTGGACTTCTGGGATTTGAACACCCAGCTTATCGGTGAGTGTCTGTACAAGGGCAAGGAGTACAAGCACAAGTGTTTGACGTACCGCAAGGGGGAAATCGAGCTCCCGTCAGGCATGAAGCTTCTGTATCCTGACCTCAACATCAGGCGGTTCAAAGATCCGGCCACAAATAAAGAGCAAACAGAGTGGACATACGGCCAAGATCGTACTAAAATATATGCAGGAAAAATAACCAACAATGTCACGCAGGGCGTAGCGAGATGCGTGATGACTGATGGGATGGTGCGTACTGCAAAGAGATACTTTGTAGCGGGAACAGTGCATGACGAGCAGATCGTTGTGGTTCCTGATGCAGAGGTGCAAGAAGCTAAGACTTGGGTCTTGGCTCAAATGACTATGGAGCCGCCCTATATGCAGGGCATTCCATTGGACGCTGACGGTGGCGCACATCGTCGTTATGGGTTAGCAAAAAACTAAGGAGAAGAATGAGATTACCAACAAGAATGAGAGTCGGCAAGAAGTGGTACAGCGTGGAGGTGGTGGAAGCCATGCTCCACCGCAAGGACATGGGGCGTACGTTCTACCCAGAGCAGTGCATCCGTCTTGGCAAGACCAGCAACATCACTGGGCGCAAGTTCAGCAAGGATGAACTGGCCGACACATTTTGGCACGAGGTGGTACACGCCATATTGGAGGACATGGGACAGCATGACCTCAACAACAACGAGGCGTTCGTTACCCAGTTTGCCAACCGATTAACAGTAGCCATCAAGACAGCGAAGTTCGAATGAAAAAACCAGCATGGTCACACAGCAGTCTAAAAGATTTTGAGGGCTGTCAGCGCAGGTATCACGAGGTCAAGGTCTTAAAGAAGTACCCCTTTCAAGAGACTGAGGCCACGCGTTACGGCAATCAGGTACATCAGGCCATCGAGGACTACATCAGGGACAAGAAGCCAATACCGCCTGAGTATGCGCAGTTCCAGCCTGTAGTGGACGCCATGCTGAGTAAGTCAGGCAGAGCGCTTGCGGAGTACGAGATGGCCTTAACTGTGGACTTACGCCCTACCAACTGGAAGTCTCCTGACGTTTGGGTTCGAGGCATTGCCGACATCCTGATCGTTAACGATGACAACCTGACTGCATGGGTGGGAGATTGGAAGACAGGCAACAACAAGTACCCCGACAGGGATCAGCTTGTGTTGATGTCACTCATGGTGTTTGCGCACTTCCCACACATCCGCAAGGTCAACTCAGCGTTGCTGTTCATTGTCAAAAATGATATGGTCAAGATGCAGATGACACGCGATCAATCGGAAGCCTTCTGGTGGAAGTATCGTGAGCGTACTGCGCGTCTTGAAGCATGCTTTGAGAACGATGTATGGAACCCCAATCAAACCCCACTTTGCGGATGGTGTCAGGTCACCGGATGCGAGTTCAACCCTAAACACTAGGAGGATGTATGGGAAGACGAGACAGCATCATGTATCGAGTGGCTCGCAAAGCACTTGAAGAACACGATGCCGAAAACCCTCTGGATGATGGCGAGTGCGAAGCGTGTGCGGCTACGAACGTCAAGCTGTATCGAGTCAGGACGTTAGACACACTGATGAATGCGTTTGAAAAACAAGTTGGCGCGCTTACGCTTGATAGGGACGCAGACGGAACGCACTATCTTGACTACGACCTCAAGCAAGAGTGGATAGAGTTTTCGTTGACGGACGATAGCTGCCCGGTTTTGTGTAGTCACTGTCGCAACGAGTATCGCAAAGCACGAAAGCAAGTACTTAGGGAAGGCGGTGTAATATCAGAACTGGAAATGACCAAGCTTGCATACGAAGCAGGTTTTACAAGGACGGACTTGATGTCGATAGGCTTACACCTATTCAACTACACAAGAGCGATTGAACAGTTTCATGGAATAAAGGAAAAATCATGACACAAACCAACGGCAAGCGTGACTACAAACACGCCTACAAACTGCAAAAGAAAACAGGCGAGACAGCCGATCAAGTTGAACGTCAGAAAGCTCGTAGAGCCTATGACAAGAAGGGTGTTGATCGTGCAGGCAAGGACATCGATCACATCAAGCCCTTACGTGCCGGAGGCAAGTCAACCACTGGCAACACCCGCCTCCGTAGCAAGAGCGCCAATCAGAGCGACAACGGAAAATAATAGCTTGGAGAAGCAATGGAAATCGTAGAAGACAAAGCAATTATCTTACGCACAAGGAACCCGCACAAATACAAAGTCATACCCAAACACAAGATCATCGAGCGCATGGATGGTGGCTACGATGTGGCGGTGTATTGGGGTCTTGATGAAGCGCGGGTGTTGCGTAATTTAGGTGTTAAAAATGTGCCATCGCCTATCACTAGGCGCTATGACTGGCCGGGGCGTTACAAGCCCATGGCGCATCAGATTGAGACGGCAGCGTTCTTGACGCTGTGCCGTAGAGCATTCGTGTTCTCGGAACCCGGCACTGGCAAAACTTTGTCAGCACTGTGGGCGGCTGACTACCTGATGAAGCTTGGCAAGGTGCGTAGGGTTCTTATCCTGTGCCCCCTGTCGATCATGCACAGCGCATGGATGGGTGACATCAACAACAGCATCATTCATCGCTCTGCCGTTATCGCGCACCACCCTCAAGCTAGTCGGCGTATCGAGATGATTCAGCGTGACTACGAGATCGTTATCACCAACTACGAAGGGCTGAACTTGGTGGCCGAGGAGGTGGTCAACGATGGACGCTTTGATCTTGTGATTGTCGATGAGGCTAACGCTTACAAGACCATCACAACCAAACGCTGGAAGTCTTTGGCATCGATCCTGAACCCCAATACGTACCTCTGGATGATGACAGGCACTCCTGCCTCACAGTCGCCTGTGGATGCGTACGGCTTGGCAAAATTAGTCAACCCTGATGGTGTGCCTAAATTCTTCACAGCGTGGCGAGATCAGGTCATGAACAAGGTCACCATGTTCAAGTGGGCGGCTAAAGCGGATGCCAAGGAGAGAGTGCATGAAGCCTTGCAACCCGCCATACGCTACACCAAAGCACAGTGCCTAGACTTACCGCCTGTCATTACCATGACCCGAGAGGTAGCCCTGACCCCACAGCAGAAGAAGTATTACGATCTCTTGAAGGAGCGCATGCTTGTGCAGGCCGCAGGCGAGACCATCACGGCAGTCAATGCCGCCGCTGGCGTATCCAAGCTCTTGCAGATCAGTTGTGGTGCGGCTTATACAGACGACAAGGAAGTTGTTGAGTTTGATTCAGCGCCTAGGCTTGCGGTACTGGAGGAGATACTGGAGGAGACAGATCGCAAGGTCATCATCTTCGCTTTGTTCCGTAGCACCATCGACACCATCAGCAACTACCTCACCAAGAAGGGCATTGTCAATGAGTGCATCCACGGGGACGTGACGCCAAGCAAGCGTGGGCAAACGATCAATCGCTTCCAGACTGAAGCTGATCCTCGTGTATTGGTCATGCAACCTGCGGCTTCGGCTCATGGCATCACGCTGACTGCCGCTGACACTGTGGTGTTCTATGGGCCACTCATGAGCGTGGAGCAGTACATCCAGTGCTGTGCCCGTGCTGACCGCAAGGGGCAAGACTCAGACAAGGTAACGGTGATTCACATTCAGGGTAGCCCGATTGAGAAGCGCATGTTCCATGTACTGGAAGGTAAAGTTAGTGACAACACACTTCTTACCGATATGTTCGAAACTGAAATTAAATCTTGAAAGGGGCTTGCAACGAATCAAATTACATGTAAACTGTCCAACCTTAGACAAACAAATAACAGGAGAAGCAATGGAAGATGACATCGTACCGTTAGACAAGCTGGTAAAAATTTACCGCAAGCTACGTACACGCATGACCGAACTGACCCAAGCGTACGACACACAAGCTGAAGTACTTAAAGGCCAACAGGACGAGATCAAGAATGCGATCAAAGAGCAGATGAAGGCCATGGGAGTCACATCTGTACGCACTACCGAGGGCACGGCAGTTATGTCCGTGAAGACTCGCTACTACACACAAGACTGGGACTCGTTCAAGAAATTTATGATCGAGCACGAGGCCGTGGACTTGTTAGAAAAACGAATTGCGCAACTCAACATGGCGCAGTTCTTGGAAGAAAACCCCGGGGTCGTACCGCCCGGTCTGAATTCAACATCTGAGTTCGACATCTCTGTACGCAAACCAACTTAAATGGAAAACAAAATGAGCAATATTGCAATGTTCAATCCCTCAAACGTTCCTGCTTTCGCTAAGAACGCAGAACTTTCTGCTACAACTTTGGCCTTGGCTGGTGGCGTTAACACCAGTGCAGGCATGAAGCGCGTCTCCATCAAGGGTGGCGTGTTCCGACTGTTGTCTGGTGGCAAGGAGATCGCATCGATCGAAGACCGTCACTTGGATGTGATTGTGGTCAAGGCGGCTCCCAAGGTCAGCCGTATCTTCTACGCCGGTAGCTACGACAAAGACGCGGCTGCAGCCGCCCCTGACTGCACATCTGCTGATGGTGAGAAGCCCGATGCAGGCGTGAAGAATCGTCAGTCTGCAAGCTGTACCACATGCCCACAAAACATCGCTGGGTCTGGCAATGGTCAAAGCCGTGCCTGCCGTTACCAACAGCGCTTGGCTGTGGTCTTGGCTAACAACCCAGCAGGTGACGTCTTGCAGGTCACCCTGCCTGCTACATCCATCTTCGGCAAGGAAGATGGCGAGAAGCGCCCATTGCAGGCATACGCCCGCTACATGGCGGCTCAGACGCCTCCTGTCAACTTGGATGCCATCGTGACTCGTATGAAGTTCGACACCAAGGCTGAGTCACCCAAGCTGATCTTCGCCCCTGTGCGTTGGTTGACTGATGACGAGTACGAGTCTGCTGTTGAGCAATCCAAGTCCAAGGATGCTGAGAAGGCCGTAGCCGTTACCCCTGCCGCCGCTGATGGCGTTGTGACCCCTGCACCTTTGGCTATCGAAGGCAAGCGTCCCATGGGTGAGTTGACTAAGGAAGAAGACGCTCCTGTATACGAGGAGATCATTGAAAAAACCAAGCCCAAGAAAGCCAAGGCCGTTGAGGTCGAGGCCGAAGCCGAAGAGGAACCCGAAGTGCGCAAAGCCGCGGCCAAGGTTGAATCCGTTCCAGTTAAGAAAAACAAACTGGCCGACATCGTTGCTGATTGGGACGATGAGTAACTGAATCGGGGGGAACGTCGGGCAAGTTATATTGCGGTCTAACGGCTAGTACCCCCACCTTAAACCACTATGGCCTACTCACAAAAAATCATTGACGAAGTAGCGAAGACACCCAAGTCTCTGGGCAACCAGCTTGGGCGTTGGGCAATCCACCATGACTTTCCGGTCACGAAGATTGCCTATGCTCTCGGCGTCTCTCGACAGACTGTCTACAACTGGTTTACAGGCACGGAAGTGTTTGTGGCCTATCGTGACCGCGTCGAATTCTTAACTCACATAATGAAGACCTCACACACAGCAGATGAGGCATGGAGAAAAATATGTACGGAATACAACCTCAATCCCTCACCACGCAAGAACTGATTCGGTTCGCTGAAGACATGGTGCACACGCCTGAAGGCTTGCCCAAGAACTGGCAGAGGGAATTACTCAGCCGCCTTGCGGGTTACCCAATCATGGAACGCCCTGCCACTACAGACGCACGACAACTCGAACTCTTCTAATCGCAAGGACTTTAATGACCCCGCTTAATTTTTTAGCGGTTGTTCTGCCACCGCCAGAATTTGGTCGGTACTGCGTAGCAGAGCTTACAAAGAAGAAAGAGCATGCCTTTGTTGACACGCTCGATCAGACCACTGAGCCAATTGAGACTTGGCATCAGAACAAGTGTGACGTTTACTTTGCCTTGGCTACCTTTGGCGAAGAGAACAACCGCACTGCCGCAAATGCAAGGTTTGTAAAAGCCCTGTTCATTGACATGGACGGGTACGCATCGAAGAAAGATGCCGCCCTTGCGCTTAATGCGTTCTTGGAGAATACGGGCTTAGATACCCTAGGCACGCCCTATGTGGTGGGTTCTGGTGGCGGCTTGCACTGCTACTGGCCACTAACTGAGGCTGTGCCTATCGAGACATGGAAGCCTGTCGCTGAGAACTTCAAACGCCTGTGCAAACAGGAGAGCTTGGCTATCGACATGACTGTGACGGCAGATGCCGCCCGAGTCTTGCGTGTGCCTGATACCACCAACTTCAAGAAGAAGTACGCGACACCGCGCCCTGTGCGCATACTGTCTGAGGGCGACACGTTCTTTTTCGATGCGTTGGCTACCCTCATCAGGGACAAACTTGTTGGCTCTGTGTACGAGACGCAGGCCGTGCCCAAACTGGAGTTGGCGGGTACTCGTCCCTCTGCCGCCCCTGTGTCTACGACCAGTGTCAAACTCTTTGAAAACA